TTTCCCACCTCCATAGGATAATCTATTTCGGGTCAATCAATCATACCGATTCCATAAAACGAATGCGTCCTCATAATCTTCGGCAATCGATCTCGGTGAAAAGGTGTCGGATACCACGTGTCCAAGCAGGTCGGGTGGCAGTCCTTGGGCGGAGGCCACGCCGACCACTTGTCCTTTGTACTTCCAACTCCCCTATTCTTGAGCATCCTTCTTCTTCGCCTCTCTTTTTCTATCTTGATAGGCTATCGTTCCGTCCCTCTGGCGTTTCCGAAATTCTGGGTCTTCCCAACATGCTTTTACAGCTTCTCTCTGTCGTTCTCGAAACTCGGGATCGGCCCAGCACTCCTGTAATGGTCCGAGACGTAATTCTCTCATCTCTGGGTCCTGCCATTGTTCCAGCATAACATCAACCATGTGCTGATGATATTCTGGATCTTGCCACCTGGCCTTGCATCGTTCACTCTGCATTTCCCTGTATTCTTCTGATTGTCTTTGCTCAGTCATAGCATCAATAGCAGTATTTCGGTTTGCAGTATCTTCCCACCAAATTCTACGTTGCTCGCTTCGTTGTTCTCGATATCCTGGTTCCTTCCACTTAGACTTGAGAACTTCAGACATATATTCTCTATGCTTGTCATCTGACCACATTTCACGTGACCGCTTGGATTGCGCCTCTCTCCTTTGTGCCGTCCACGATAACGTTGCTGATTGTGAGCATTTAGCACACCATTCTGGATCATCAGCCCTGTCGTGGGCCGCCTGAGTCATTTGCTCTCGATAGTCTTCGTTCTCCCAACGCTCAACTAATCGTTGTCTTGATGCCTCCCGGAAAGCTGGACGCAAATTTCTTTCCGTTGCATTCTTAGATAGTCGCTTTCTGACTTCTGGCGCTGACCTTCCAACCTTCAATGCCGCAAGCATCTTTTCCCGCCATTCAGGATTGGCCCAACGCTCTTTAGCTGCTTTGGATAATTTCGCTCTTGTCTCTGGCTTTATCTTTTCTGCTCCTTGACCACCTTTATGTTCATTAAGCAATTCTATTCCTGCTGCGCGATAACCAGCAATCAATTTCCTTTCAAACTTGACCCACCTGTCACCGGGAACTTTCATGACCGTTCTGCAAATAGGCATATTGCCAAGTTCAAACAATTCCCTTATCCAGGCCGAACGTTTATAATGCTTGCCGTTGCGAGCATCACGACAGTGTTCCCTTAGACGCACCGTAGGATCTGCTGCTTTGCCGACATAGCGCGGTTCCAAACTCCGAGGGTCTATAAGCTCGTAGATAAACACATGTTCTTTCATCGAATAATATCCAGATCATAGAAAGGATGTGTTCTCATGAGCTTTGGTAGTTTCTCCTTGTCAAATCTTTCTGGGTTCCATGGGCCACAACCAGTCGGATGCACATCTTGGACAGGAGGCCATGGGTCCCACTTCTCTGCGAACCAATCGGGCCGTAGTTCGGTCAAATGTCCATGCACAAGCCATTTGTAATGCGCAATTACATCCGTCACTGCATAACCGAAATGCCAAAAACGTCCTTCATCCAAAGGAAAAGTTGCAATCCCATGGCCCGATGGTTTGATGACGCGTACCGGCTGCATGTCATCACGGCAAATCCAGTTGAAGCTGCGCCAGAGCGTGAGACAGCTCACCAATAAATCTCGCGCCTCTCCGTCCCATGCAGTCTTCAGTGCTTGGTCCAGGACTTCCCCATCCCACACCTCGTCGCAGTCCACGACCAACGCGAGATCGCCCTGACAAAGGCTCAGGGCGTAGTCGCGGTGCTGGCCCTCCCAGCGGAATGCATCCACTTCGTGCCAGCGTATTTTGTGCTGCGGGTCATGGGCCAGAACTTGTGCGAGCAACTGCTCCTTGGTCTCGGGACAGGTCGCGATGGTCTGGTGGCCATGCGATGGGGTGGGGGTATAAACTACATGATGCACATCAACGTGGTCATAAACCGACCGGATGGCGTAGCTTACATAATCTGCGCCGTAGTGCAAAATAGTAAGGCCGCTTACCCGCATGACACATTCCCTCCCCTGGGGCGGAAAGGGAGACGATCCCCCCTTCCCTTGCGGACAATCACAATTTCAGGACAATTATACCTTGAACCATGTAAGCCTGTCAAAACTGGAAGAGTCATAGGGAGGGGGACGATTCCCCCTCCCCTTGTGGGTGTTAGAACATTATATACATGCACCATAGAGCGTCGGTGGAGGCGTTATGCTCCGCCCGCCGTCCTTCTCGTAGGTCCGTCCGCTCAGGGTGGTGTCAGGCAGCGGCTCCTGCAGCACGTCGCAGCACACGTTCTGGATGCGGCCCGAAAGCCACGGGGCCACCGAGACGATCCTCGGTTTGGTGTATGCCTGGACGTCAAAGCAGCCGCGCGAGTTGTCCCGCACCAGCGCGTAGCGACCGTTGTCGGTGATGGCGATGTCGTCGGACCCGAACAGGCTCACGAGCTCCTGCCTCACGGACCCGTAGGTCTTGTTGAAGTCCTGATACTGGCCGTAGGTGATGGCCTCGCCGTTGATCTCCCTGGTGATGAAGTAGATGTCGGAGCAGATGCCGTTGGCCTGGCCCGTGGTCTCACTGATCTGGCTATCCAGGACCACGTTGTACTGGCGCCCGTAGATCGGGACCTGCATGGTCTCGCTGTACTCCTCGAACCGATCACGGGCCTGGTCTGCGGAAGCCGTGACGGGCCGTGACGCGGAGGCCCCGGCGCATAGGTCCAGCCCGGAGCAAGCGTATGCCCGCGCGAAGCAGTCCCACATGTTCGGGGTCATCACGAGATCCATGACAGCGGTGTTCCAGTCAAAGCCCGCACCCCCGGCGCGACGCCTGAATTGGTTGACCATGCGCCTCGCCCAGTTGGCCATCGCATAGGTGCCGGTGGCCTGCGGGTTGTTGAAGGCGAAGTTCATCAGGAAGGAGTCGATGGAGTCGCAGTCCAACTGTGTGTACGCATCGTATTTGCCCGTATTGACGATCAGGGCAAATCCCATATACTCCATATAGGAATTTCCAGAGTTGTTTGCCGGGTTTCCGCTCCACAGAAGCGTGGAATTCGCGTGGCGCAGGGCATAGCCCACGGCCCTCGTCTGCAGCATGAATGCATCGGTGATCTGCTCGCCATTGTTCAGCAAGACATTGCCCGCGGCATCGGTGACGGATCCGAACAGTGCCCTGACGGGCACGTTCTCATGCTGCCTGACGCCGAGCCGGTCGAACTGGAGCTCCTCAGTCTGGCGGCAGAAGCGCCCAAAGCAGTAGAACTGCGCGCACGCCTTCAAGCTGACCCTGACGCAATCCCCGCACGCGGTGGACTGCTCGGAGCCGGTCTCCTCGATCGCCTTGAGCGCGTCGACGAACTCTTTCTCGGTGTCGGTCCCCACCCAGGTGAGCATCCCTTCGTACCCGATTGGGCCGACCATCGCGTTGATCAGGGTCGACGGGCCGTCGCAGCGCCCGAACAGACCCCCGGTCTCGTACAGATACGCAGTCTGGCTCGGTGTGCCAGCCGCCTTCGTTCCTTCCAGGTGCGGCGAGATGGCGCGAGCCAATGCCGACAGGAATTCACTGTCTTTCATTTCAAACCTCCCGCTCGTTGGTCCTACTTCGGACCGAAGAAGCTATCGGCGGCTGAATCTCCCACCGCCTTCTTCGTTTCCTTCGGCTTCATCTCCAACAGCGGATCGCTCTCGTCCACTATGGTTTCCTCAGCGTCTTTCGCGCTCTCGACGAGCTTCAGCTGAAAGCGTGGCATCTCTACTCTGCTTTTCAGTTCCTCCACGACCTTCTGCTCGTCAACCTCGCCCCGCAGCTCCTCGACGTCGCCCTTGACCGATGCGATCTCATCCGACAGCCGGTTCATTCCCGCTACCATCGGCTCGAAGTACGCCTCCTTCATGGCGAGCGCCACCTGCGCAGCAAGGACATCGGTCTCCTGCTCTACCGCGGGAGTTTCCTCCGCAGGCTTCTCTTCTGCAGATTCCTTGTGTGCTATGCCCTCCCGTTCCAATTCGGTGGTCTTCTCCTCGGCTTCGGCTTCCAGCTTCTCCACCCACTCCTCGCCGAATACCTTAGAGGCCGCCACCCTCTGTTTCTCGTTCATGTCCCTTACCTCCAAACCTGGGTTCCAGACGTTTGCGGCGTCCATGCGCGGCAGCACGGACGTCCTGGTGATCCAGAACGTCTCAAATACCCCATTCCCTTTTTCTTCCGGCAGATAGCGAAACTCGGGCGATGCCCCCCAGCCCTCCGGCGCAATATCGGGGTGCCCGCCCGCGAACTCCTTGAAAAACGCGGCTGCGGCGCGGCCCTTCTCATCGTCCAGGAACGGCCCCGCCTCAACCAGGAACCGCCCCGCCACGCCCTGCCACTGCTTCTCCACTATGTCAGAATCGGGGATGTGCCAGAAGTTGATGGTGCCCCGGTTCTCGTTCTGCTCCGATCTCTCGACGTACTCTTCCAAGCCCTTCGTGCTGAATAGCTCGTCATCACGATCCAAAAACGCGTTGGTGGACCACAAGACCATCCACGGCTTGCCGTCCACGTCCTTGACGGTAAATCCGCTGTCACCGTCCTTGAACATCTGGGACAGTGCAGGCTTTTTTTCGTCCTCATAGTCAGCAAAGTCCAGCATCTCCTTGAGCGTGTTCACCGCCTCTTTCAGCCGGTCGCGCATCGTCTTCTTGATCCTGCGACCCGCCTTCTCCTCCGCTGATTTTTCCTTCGCTAGTTCCAGGATGGAATCCGGGGCCTCCTTGTCGAAGGCATCCGGCCACCAACCCTTCAGCTTGACGGCAGCGGACTTGATGGCAGCCTGCCAGTCATCGTCGGCAACATCCTCCGGCCTCTTGACCCGGGTGATCCCGCGCCCACCAGCAATGGCCCCCAGGGCATCCTTGTTCGGCTCCTTGGAACCGGGATCGCGGTACGGCAGCAGGCAGTGAGATTTGCGCTTCTCGTCGCCGCTGACGTCGATCAGGCAGTCCCCGCAGTACGCTTCGGCGGTGTCCCACCTGGCGGCGGAACCATCCCATGCCTTCTCCATCGCGCATTCACGGCACACCTCCGGCTGCTTCTCGCCCTCGGTTAGATCATGGCCGCAAGACGGGCACTCAGTCTCGCCCTCCGTCACTTCCTTCCCGCATTCGGGACAAGTTTCCGGTGTCTCTTCTTCTTCCTGTTTCTTCGCCTTGACCCGGTAGTCATGCTCCACCGGGACCCACTCGTTCACCGGGGCAAACTCGAAAGTCCCCCCAGCTTCCTCATAAGCGACTTTGAACAATTCGTTCCCCTTTTCCACGATTACATAATCATCGTAGAGATTCATCACCCAGGGCCGCTGCTCTACTTCATAGCCACCATAGACGCGTGAGAATGCGCCCCGCACTCTCATCGGCTGCTCTTCCAGATCCACGGATTTCTCTTCCACATTTATGTTCAGCGCGGCCAGCAAGTCGTCCGCCTTGGACTCATTGTCGTAGCACTGGACGTCCTTGCCGCCCTCCACTACAACGCACCATTCGCCATCGCGCTCCACCTTCTTGTACGGCATGTCACCCTCCTTATGTCCAACGTCCAAATCCGCTTGCGCGTCCCCTGCCGCGCTGCTGGACGCCCTCCAGTCTTCAAAACCGGGAGTCGCCGTTGTCATTTCTTCCATTAACTCCCCGTAAGTTTTCTCTTCTTCGCCCCGCCAATCCACGCTCTTTGGCCTCCACTCGTCGCACTTCATGGCCTCATCCGTCACGAAATCGAACCTCTCACAGAACCCGCCGTCCCTGCTGAACAAACAGTCGGTGCAGGTGTCGTCGCCCTCTGTGTAGCCGGGGGCCTTCTCCGATCTGCGGTCCGAGCTCTCGACCCGGACCCTCGGCAGCCTGACCAGTGACAATTGGTAGAGCGCCAACTTCTCACCAGGTTCGCGCGGGCCGTGCTCCACTTCCGTCCCGAACGCGGCTTTCGCTGCCCGGTCAAACTCTTCCCGGGCCTCGTCCGGCATTCCTTCCACTTTCATTATATCACGCATTGGAAACTCGGCGCAAACCGCGCGGTCATCAAGAACAATGGTCTTGGGCAGCCGCAGGCTCTGGTCTCGCAGCCGCTTCTCCGCCGCTGACTCCTGCACCAACTTTCCATTTCGGACTAGCACCTGGTCGTCAAACCGCTCCCACTCGTCAATGGGATAGACGAACAACTCGTCCACGCCGGGCCACAAGTGCTCCCGCTCCTCCGGGAAGATCCGATGCCTCTCGTGATATTCCTTACGGTCGAACTCGCACGACAGCATCTTGACTGCGGGCCCCAATACCGCGTGGCCGTACGCTTCGTCACCAGAAATGACGACGACCTTCTCCCCGACGGGCAGTTGCACGTCAGATCCGATGGCGGTCTGCTTGCCCTTCCAGATTAAGAATCCATGCGGTTTCTCAACGCGGATCATTCACTTATCCTGTATAACGGCAGATAGAAATAATGCAGTTCTGGCATATCTCGGTACGCTTCGCCCAAGTCAGTCAATTGCCAATTGCTGTCCCACAAACTCGTGTAGCTCCAGGCCGGATCATGGGATACGAAGAATGCATGGCGATCCAAGAGTAGTGAGATGCGCCAGACCTTCGGAATGCTGTCCAATGCGCATTGATGCGACATCAGGCAGCCGACCTCCCTAGCCCATACCTCCACACCTGAGCCATATACCTCCCGGATTGCATCTACCATCGCCTTGGTGTCTGCATAGTAATCTCGTCCATAAAAAGGCCAATCGTAGGTATCCATTATAATCGCATGGACGGGTGGCAACCCCCCATACTTAGCTTGATATGCTGCCGCAAACTCATGCACCCATGGTGGCCCACTCAGCCCCATACTTGGATGATAGGCCAAGATTCCCCCAAATGCGATCTTGCAATCTGGATTGTGGGCGTCTCTTAGATCAACGAACCATTTTAGTTCGTCTATCTGATTCGGCATCGACCAGTCCATCCAGCCGTCCTGATAAACCCATTCGTCCCCGAACATGAACCAGCCCGATTCGCAGGCTTCAAGACGATCTATCACTCGATTGATGTCGCCATAGAAGTCGTCGCCTATCTCCAGTGTCCATCTTGCCTTCACGTGATCTACGCAAGAATCGTCATCCCATTCTCGGCACGGGCTCCAGTGATGGCACCAATTCGCCCCGACTTCTTCCAAGGGGCCGCACCCCGCAACTCCCTTAGCGGTGCCCTGGGCCTCTACTCGTATCGCCAGAACTATCATCGCAATCCACAGCAGCGATGAATAAAGCACTAGGCATCGCCCTTGTCGTCGGGTCAGAGACTTGTTCATAATTCCCCACTTGACAAAAACCCAAAAGTGTGGTATACTGTTACAAAGGAGGATCGAATGAACAACGAAATGGAACATATATTCTGTTTTGAATGGGAGCCAAACTTATTCACTGAACAGCATCCTCCCCGCTGCGTAGGTCGCGATTGCCCAGATTGCCCCACCCACGGATATTTGCAGTGGGTGCCAATGGAAAAACCACCCCCCCGCAGTTCATGGCATCATGTTCCAGCGCATATGAAGCAGGTGCTGGATAACTATCGCTGGGGTTTCTGGGCTTGCCGACATCCCAAGTCATCTACCACTCCATCCCACCAAGCTCCTCAGCCGACCCTGCCGTCAGGTTAGCGGCTGGCTCATCGCTCCACCGGCTTCGGCTCCGGCTCGACGACGTGCGCCTGCATCACCGGTTCCCGCCCATTCGTGAAGTGATGAATGGTACGCCTCCCCGTCTCCTTGTCCTTTGCATCCCGCTCACTGACAACGATGTCCTTGATTTCGCCCGTCTTGAAGTACGAGTGCGTCGTCTCCCTGCTTTCCAGCACGTCGCCGGTCAGCAGGTCGCGCTCCACCTCGACGCGCTTGACGATGCGGCCCTGGTCGTCGCGGGTGATGACGGGGCGGTCAGTGATGCGGTCCTGGCCCAGGAGTTCGGTGACGATTTCGCGCTTGGTGTTGTTCGCGGCTATGTCTGTGAGAATCTGCGCGACGGTGGCGGCTCTGAGTTCGTTCAGTGTCAGGGTTGTTTTCATCAGACTCCCCCTCGGACTAGGGCGCAGAAATAGACAGAAGTCTTAGCGAAGCTGTCAACGTAGCCATTTGCGAAGTCTATCCGCTGTGCATTGTTTATTCCAACTGTTGTCGTGGTTGCTGTCCACATGTAATTTCCAGGCCATGAGGGAAAAGCAATTGCGTCAGGCAGAGAATTCGCAACCTCTAAATTCATCAAAAACAACAATTCAAACATATTCGGCACCCGCCAGTCGTCGTGCCCGCCCAGGCTCGCCGTGTTCGCCGCCGCTGCGTACTGGAAGATGTCGTACAGAAACCCTGTCCACTCCATCGTACCCAGTCCCGCGCTGCCCATCGTCGCGTACTGTGCGCTGGTATATCGGCTCCACATCAACCCGGTATTCTGGTCCAGTACGCACGCATTGTCGTGCGCCTCTCGCTTGGCAATAGACACGGTTGCGCCTGCGGCCTCAAGCAGCGTGGCCTCTGTGGTGCGGATGGTCCCAGCTACGTTGCCGGTTGAGATTGAATAGACACCATCGTTCAGCCCTGACCCGCTGATGACGATGGTCTCGCCTGTTTTGAACATCGCCAGGTCGTTCCCTGAATCTGCTATGGTTCCAGGCGTGGTGGCGGCGAAGCTGATAGTGGCGGCAGTCTTGTGAACAAGGTCAATATCGCTTGTGCCCGCGAACTGGCCCAGGGTGAGGATTTCATAACGTTTGCCCAAGCCTATCTCATAGAAGCCATCATCTAATTCAGAATTATATTGGGTAACTTGACCCGTTTGCAAAAGTAGCCCCGCTCTACGCGGCATACGCAATGGCATGTCTATTCTCTCCCTAAGATCACGTCCACGCCAGAATCTCCACGACCGTTCCGGCTGTCGGCGATGCTACAAAAAGTGTGCTCGGACTCGTTGCCTGGTTCAGCGGAGGTGAGTAGTAGTAGTCGGCCGCCTTCAAAGTCAAAAAGGGGGCCACCGATCCCGCTACCTTACTCGTCACGAACGCGAATCGCAGAATAGCCTCTGTTCGTGCCTGAAACTCAAAGCTCCGGCAATTCACGGGCAGCGCCTGGCTATACTCGGTATTGGCCAAGGTCAGAGTGACATTGTAGGCCGTCGGCGTGGCGGTCGGCACATCAGACACGACCTTATTCGTCACGCCCGGCGCGCTTTGATCGATGCGAACCGTGCCTACAATGACTCCGGGCGCAGCTGCCGCTACCACTTGGAACGGGTTGTCCTCCACTCCCGTGATGTTCCCCTGATCGTCCAGAATCCAGCGGGGCTCTGCTACGATCTCAAGTGCTGTCAATCGTCTCGGCATTTCAATCCCTCCTTTTCACTCGCCAGCTATTCCAACGCAAATGGTTGCAAATCCAAAATGTGAACCGATTGTATAATGCGTTCTTCCTCGACCACATTGATACATTGACTAACAGATTAAGCGCTAGAATTACAATAATGACCACTAGCAAAGTTTCCATCAATTAACCTCAACCCAGCCATCAAAGCCAGCGGTCACGTTCGCGCCCGCCAAGATAGCTTCGCCCCGAATCTCCATGTCTGCTTTTTGTGGTATTGTCAAAGGCATCGGAAAGACTATGACTATAGTGCTGTCCAGCAGCTGGACCCCCCTCTCCATAGTCCACAAACCGCCAAATTGCCGAACCCAAAGAGACAGTAAGCAGCCCTTGGAGCTACTCTCGGTCGCGAATGCATTCACGATATGGGTCGTATGACCATTCGGAGTCGTGTAGCAAGCGCAATGGCTTTTGTTCTCCCTGATCTCTATTTGGTCCAGAATAATGGCATCAGCGTTATCGCTTATAGTTATAATCCCTTCATTGTATCCCGTCGCGCCAGCGGTTGCCACTGTGATATCAGCCACTCGCAAGAACGATGCGTCTGTCAAAACGTTGGCTCCGCCGTTCATGGTGATTGTTTCAACCAAAATATCATAGTTGGCGTCCAGCCCGTTTACTATAAGCGTCCTGGCTCCAGTTCCTCCAGAATCATCAGCACCAGCCGTCGATGCAATCTGCAATCTCTCCGCTGCCGTCAAGTAGGTTCTGAGATTGCTGACGTGATAGATCGTCTCTATCGCCACCGCCACGCTCGTGTTATGCCCAAAATGATGTATGGCAACGTGGTCTGGAACATTCCCTTCCGCAATGTCATAGAGGTAATCCATGGACGACACGCGCGGTTTATTATCGATGTGCTTGACGCCATAAGAAAGGCCGTTTTCGTCTACGAGCTGGACACCGCTAACGAGATCTGCCTGAAGCGGATTGATCTCCGCACCATAAGGATTTCCGCTCGCGTCCACGAGCTGCGTCTGGAACGGGTTGAACGCAACGCCCGCAGGCTCGCCATCTGCACCCAGCACCCATGTGGGCTTGGCGACCTGCTCAAAATGCGTCTTGCGCGTACTGTTCAGCGGCACTTCATAGCCTCTTCCACGTGCCCGGCCTGGTCTGCATCAGGTCGGGATCATTCAGGTTCTTCCAGGTCTGCTCGGTCACGATCAAATCTTCCCCGGCCTTGATCTGCACGGACCAGCCACGCCAGTCCTTGATGATCACAGATCCGCCCTCATTGTACCGCGCCCGCACGCAGCCGTCTGGCACGACGTCAGGCTCCGGATACGCGGGCGGCGGCTTGAATGCTACCATAGGCGGCGGCGCTCCGTCAGGATACGTGACCACCTTCGGGCTTGGTTGGGCCTGCGGTTCAACTTCGGGTTCAACTTCCAGCTCCTCAATCTCTTCCCCAATCTCTTCCTCAATCTTCGGCCTGAGACGCGCCCTCCAGCCTCCGAGCAAGGCAATCAGCCAGTCCAGGAAACGGATCAATTCATGCTTCAACCACAAGGAAATCCTCGCTATGATAATCCTGCTATCTCAAGTTTTGACTTTCCCGCCAAGGTCATGTATAATATCCTCGTCTAGGCAGCGTGAAAGTTATCATACAGACCGCTCCGCGTTCCGCTGGCCAGCACGTTGCCTAGACAACAACGATAGCCTTGACTAGCGGAACGTTCTTTTTGAGGGTAGTAATGGACAAATCGCCCAAGAACCAACTCATCAAGATGTGTCCGATCTGTAAGGAAATATTTAAGACCCATCGCCATCACGGCGGGAACAAGACATGTTCCAAGAAATGCGCAAGCCAACTTCACAGCCTTAATCGTGGTAACGCCTGGAAAAAAGCCTGGGTTTACTGCTCTTATTGCGGTGCTTTTCTGCTCAAGCCCCGATGCCGAGTAGATGGACGAAATCATTTCTGTAATCATGACTGCAAATCTGCTCATCAATGTAAAGATGGTACTATTATTACTCTCGTTTGCCAAACATGCGGCGATGAATATCAAACTACCAAAGGTCAAGTTGAACATCGCGGGAGCCGTTATTGCTCCCGTGAATGCCAAGCCGCTGCCAAGAGTCTCCAAATGCGCGGTCCTGCCAACCCCAACTATAAAGGCGGTGGCTCCAGCGATTATGGCCCAAACTGGGGCAGCCAGAAATGCAAGGTGAGGAATCGTGACGGCCATCGTTGCCGATCCTGCAATGTCGGACGTAGAGGACTTGACGTTCATCACATCAAACCTATCCGTGATTTTGATGGCGACTGGGAATCTGCTAACCAATTTGATAATCTCATAACCCTATGCCGTAGTTGCCACCTCAAAGTTGAATATGGATCCCTTTGTCTCTTGCGGCCGTCGCCACTCCAAAAAGCACCGACAGTTGACTTTGCATAAAGTTGCCCCTGATCCACATATCGCATTATACCGCCCCACCTTGAACGGCCACGGTTCCGCATTCTGCCAACCCAAACCAGACAACCCTATGCAATCCGTACAAGATTCAGCGGGCGTCCTGACCCATCTCACCATCGTCTTCCCCGCCTGCTCCTCCGCCCGTTTCTTGCCCCTCTCCCTGGCCTCAGTAGCCGACTGAAAGTACATCTGGCTCCGGGTCCGTATCTGGCCCTCACTCAATTTGCCGTCCGCGATCTCCTGGGAGAACTTTTGGAGCCAGGAATATTGTTCTTTGAGGCTCCCACCTATGGACCCGTGGTCGACTTGCGTCATCCTCGCCCTGCCACCGCGACCGGCAAGGTACTGCTTGATGTATTCCCTCTTGATGCCCTCGCGCATCGCGGATTGCCAGTCGCCGACGCTCATCCCCTCCGCCAGCCGACCCGCCAAGTCGAAGGCCGATGACGCGTCGATGCTCTGCTGGCTCCAGGTCCTGATGACGGTATTGGCGACCCACCGGCCCGTCTTGTTGTCCCTGAACCGCGCGGCCTTTGCCACCCATTTGAAGCTCACTCGGCCTCCAACAGTCCAGCGGCTTCGGGCACCCGCTCGTTCCATTCTGCGATGGCCAGATCAATGTCCTCTTCAGTGATCGGCACGGGCTCGTCACCCCACGGCTTCAAGGGCCGTCCGGGCGGGGTGAGCTTTTCGACCTGCTTCTCGCCCTTGATCCGCTCGACGATCCATGAATCATCGTCAGAAGGCTTGGGCTCCAGGATGCGCTCCAGGGCGGCGGCGATCTGCTCCTCGGTCATGGCCCTTCCAAGTTTGCAATATTTGCAAGTTTCCTGACTTTCCCCTTGGCGCATATCTCCACAATCGGCCCGTACTCCGCCAGCATCTTCTGGTCAATGTCCGTCGCCTGCTCCTCGTCGGTGACGTCGGTGTCCAGGAACTCCTCTGGGAAGTACGTCACATTGTCAGCGAGCATCTGCCTGATCTCGGCCTGGGTGACGGGACTTCCGGTCGTGGGGTCTGGCTTCCACATGGACATGATGGTCTGGGTGCGCGCATCGTCTATCTGGGCCTTCGACAGGTCCTCCTCGTCGTCAGTGAAGTCAAACCGGAACGTGGCGCTCTCGGGCAAGACCTTCCAATTGATCGCCCGCTCGATAGCGGTGATCAAGTCCCCGATGCCCTTCCCCTTCGCCTTCTGGTGCTGGATCTGCGTCTCCTGCGCCGTGCCGAGGGGGCCCGCTGACATGGGCCAGAACTCACGCACGTCTACCCCAAACGCCAGCGCAACGATGTTGATGTACGTCTCCGTCGTGCTCCGCTCGTCGAACGCGTCTGGCAGGTTCGCGAAGCTGACCAGTTCAGCGGACGCTGCCTGCGCTGGGTCCACGGAAAACAGGGTCATTACGTTGGACCATATCTCGTGGCCCAAACGCCGTTTCTCTTTCTGGTGCTGCGCCCTGGCGTCCTCCCACTGGGTCGGCACAATATTGTTCAGGATCAGCAATCCCGCCTCTGGCAAATCAGACAGCTTTTCATTCTTGTACCGCGCCAGCTTCAGGAGCACCTGGGAGGATGCGATCACACGACTGACGCTGGAAAATCCAATTCCATTCATCGCCTCGTTCGGCGACGGCATGTCGACCAAATGGATCACCCTGGACGCATGCATCCTGTGCGGTTTGCCCGTCTTGGTGTTGGAAAACAGGACAGGGTAGGTCAAGTCGCCGGTCAACGTACACCGGCCAGCGTCCATGTGCGCCAGCCCGAGAACGGGACCCTCAATGGGACCAAGGGGATCACCCTTGCCAAGCACCTCGATGTGAGCGCCTTGATCCTGAGTATTGTGTACCACCATTCCCGCTGCTATAAAATTGCGGGTCCCATCCACACCGATATGGTAAGTGGTTTTGCATCCACCGTATTTGGCCGCCGGGTCCCTTTCCCTGCTCTCAACCACTGCTGATAAATGTGGATGAGCGATGCCCAAATCCCACAATTCAGGCTCAAACTCTGGTGAATCGCTTGGTAGCTTATATCGCATGAACGGCGGTACAAACGGCGCGATATATTTGAACAGCGCCTCTGCCCCATCGACATTGAAGCGGAGATAATGGTATGCCTTCTTTTTTCCATTGACCTTCTGCACCCGACACGGAAATCCCTTCGCCGTCAAGAATCCGCACAGCCATTCCGTATCCATCTTGGTGAACCCATGGGTACATAGCGACGCCGTTTGCCTTGTCGGAACACCCGCCTTCGTCTTCGGATGATGTATCGACCCATCATCACAATACCAAGTTGCCATCATGCGCGGTCCGAAATATTCTGCTATTACACCCTTTGGAACTACCTTTTTCCCCTTGGGATAAAAAGTTTCCCGTAATCCATTCAAGGCCGCCGATACATGGGAATTGGCTGATAACGTTTCATGCCCTTCATCGGATATATTTCTCTGAATGGGCGTCCAACCGAATTCAGCCAAAGCAGACTTTTTTTGCTCTAGCCAGGGCTTTTGCTTCTTACAGTGAGTGAATCGTATCCGTGATCGCTTGCCCGCGAACCCGATACAGCCATCCCCCAATATGGTTCCGACAAGCATCTCTTCCTGTTGGTATGAAGGCGAGGGATCGCCCGTTGCCACCAACATTCCCGGCACGACTTCACAGGCAGGCAACCATCCCCTATTAGTCAGAACCGGATGATCTTCCGTCAAGTATAAGCCACCACGTTTGTTCCCACCATGCCCTGACGACTCTAGAGAAATCCACCACCATCGCCGATTTCCCAACGGCGTCTTTTCCCAACTGGTAATTTCCCTCTCCGTAAATCGATGCGTCTCAGGGTCAAAGCTGATTACAGGGCCAGGATCTTTATCCCTCACGATATAACGAATCGCCTTTGTCTTCCCACGCCTATCCCCACCAAGTGATACCTTGGATGGCCCATAAAGGCAGAGGTAATCCTCAACCGTCGGCGACAATAGTTCGCCCCAGCCCTTCTCAAACTCGGAATTGGCCAGCACGTCCTGGCACCGTTTCGCGACGCGCTCAGGGGCCTCGATCACCCAGTTCATGCTCTTGAATTTCTTGACCATCGAGGACACCGCGCCCTGGAGGATGTCGTTGCCCGGCTGCCGCCAGAAAATCCGGAGATCCGAGTCACGCTGCTTGCTCCACCACGGCGCGATGTCGCCTTCGTCGGCCCTGCGCACGAACCACATGGTCGTCGCCCCGCCGGTCGGGCGAGGCGTGGTCCTTTCCTGGATCGAGAGTTCAGCGAGATCCTCCGCAGCCTTCTCCGCAACCATCACCCGCAGATCCGCCGTCTCTGCCAACGTGGGCCGTTCGTCTTTGTTCATTCCGTCTCCAAGTATATCATGGATCACGAACTACCGTCAAACCGGATTGAAGTACAGCAGCCTGGCACAAGCCATTGAGAGCGCTACCGCCGCGTCGATCTTCTTGGATTCGGACCGCTTGACCAACCTGATCCCGACCGAACTTTTCTTGATGTCCGCGTTGTCCACGTGCCTCCTCAGCAGCGGATTGCCGTCGTGGATTATCCCGCGCGATGTGATCCTGTCCTGCAAGAGCTTGTCCGCGATCAGTCTGTCCTTTCCCTGCCCGAACTCCTTGGCGTTGAATCCTTGTTTGCGGAGCTGGGTGCCGAAATCGTGCAATTGGTACGGATCGTAGGCCACTTCGATGACCGCAAAGTCCCGACACAGTCTCAGCACCTCCGCCTTGATCGGGTCGAAGTCTAATAGCCCACCTTCCGGCGGCAGCCAGATGCCTGCGTATCGTACCGCTACTCGCGCCTTGTCGCCCGGCGCCCTGGTCACGGCGATCACTGCGAACGCGTCCGGGACATTCGTCGCACCGCCCTTCGCCGCGTCCAATGCGATCACCATCGTCTCCGTTCCCGTCAGCGGGGGAATGTCGGCCCGGCACTGGTCCCACCAGACGATGTTGACGAATTTGTCGACTTTGGAAACGTCTTCCCAGCCCGCTTCCAGGTATTGCCGTGCTTCCGTCTCCGTCAACGTGCTTCTTACCGCGTCGGCATAGTCCGGGTCCAGGTTCTCCAAGTTCTCGCTGGTCAACACGGTCCCGACGAATGCCTCCGACTTGAATCGGGCGAATTCGTCGTCCTCGCCGCGCGCAGGCCCAAAATAGTCGTGCAGCCAATTCTTTTCCGGGGTCGTTGTGATGGCCACCTGGGGCGGCTCCCCATCCGGCCCCATCAGCCTGGCCCTGGACGTCAGCGACTTGAGCGCCGATGCGTCCGGGTAGCTCGCGGCCTCGTCGAACAGGACGAAGTGGACATTCCCGCCAAACCAGCTCGATGCTGCCTTGATGCCGCCGTAATACAGCAACGCCCCCGACGTGAACACCAGTCGATCCGCAGACCTGGGCTCGAACTCCAGTTCGCTCTTGTATTTGTGCTTGTCGACTACGCAGTCCCACGGCGTCCACTCCCGTATTACCGGCCATAGTGACTTCCGGAAATGCTCGAAATCCGGGCTGACGGCGATGCAGTCCATGCCACGCCGGAGCCTGCCGAGCGTCTTGACGTAGCCCGCAGCCGACTTTCCCGCACCCCAGCCGCCCTTGAGCAGCGCATGCTTCGGCTCGTCCGAATAGACGAACGACCGCTCGTCGTCGTTGTGCGAGTGATAGGTCTTGCCGGTCCTTGAGTTGACGTATTCGCTCGGCCATTCAATCTCCGGCGGTAGCAACCGCTCCTGCATTCGCCGAACCAAGGATTCCTCCAAGGTCTCGTTGAATCCCGGAGAGGATCGCCCTTCCGACGTCACCGTCCACGTGTCCAAGTACGTGCTCCCTCACGCTGTCAGCCATCCGGTCAAAGATGATTAGCGCCCTCTCAGCGGTGATCATCTGGTGCAGCTCCTTGTAGCGCCTGCGCTCCGACTCGACCAGCCGCATCCGCTTGAGGATCAGGTTGGTCACCTCGTCCCAGGCAGCGTAGTCAGTGTGCTCTTCGCGTATGGTGCGGAATATTTGGCCCACCAAGTCAGAACCCTCCCGCCTGGCATTCATATCTCCCTGCTCATCTCCTTTGGCCACCGCACTACGTTGTCTACGTCGCGCCTCATCCGCCGCGATCACTAAATCCTGAAGGTCACGCCAAACACGACCACTTTCCCCAGTGTCTACCCGCTTCATCACATCCACGATCCGGGTGTCGATGACAGCGATCTGTTCGCCCAACTCCAAAACACGCGGGTCAGTCCTGGACACCTGATATTCTGCCAACAGCCTTTTGGGCAAGTGCTTGGCATACCGTCCATGCCTATAGTTTGCGTTCGCGATCCCACTAGCCGCCTTCCCATTGTGCATCCGGCACCGCCCATTGGTGCAGATAATAGTCTGACCGCACGGCTCAGCCTGACGGTTCTTGGCCCCACAGATCATCTTGCCACCATCGTTCACCTGGCCAGTTCGATATCTCGGGTCCTTAGCTGGCATAAGTTGATCCCTCTGGTATGGGTCGATTACTCCGCGCCATCATTGATTGCTCCAATTGCCCCTTGACAAACAAGCTAAAGTAGTGTATAATTCAATAAAGCCATATACAAAAGGAGTAAGCTGATGCACACTCAATTATCAATGTTCAAGCAACAACCACCGTCCAAAAAGCCTCGCGGAACAGTTATCTATGAACCGAAGGGACGCGCCCGAGAATATGCTTCCCTCGCCTGCAACATATACACCGGTTGCGATCATGGTTGCACCTATTGTTTTGCACCCAATGCTCTCCGCAAAACAAAAACTGACTTTGACAATTCCAAGGTTCGCACTGACTTTCTTCACAAGCTGTCACGAGATTGCCAGCAATATCAAGGCGCCGCAAAGAGAATCCTGCTTTGCTTTACCTGTGATCCTTATCAGCACCTTGACGTCATTCACCAAGTCACCCGCGAAACCATCATTATGCTACATCACTATGACCTGCATATCGAAATACTCACCAAGGGCGGTAGCCGCGCCTTGCGAGATCTAGATCTATTTACCAGCCAAGATGCCTTCGCTACCACGTTAACTACACTCACTGATGCCAAGTCCCTTCACTGGGAACCTAATGCCGCCACACCACAAGATCGCATTGATACAATTCGTCAATTTCACGCTGCTGGCATCCCGACCTGGGTCAGTCTTGAACCAGTGCTCTACACGAAAAGCACTTTGGATATTATTCGCCAGACCCATGATTTTGTAGACGTATTCAAGGTTGGAACCCTCAATTATCACAAACACGCCCAAACCATTGACTGGCCTCGTTTTGCCCATGACGCTGTACAGTTGTTAACGTCCATCGGCTATCACCGCAACATCAATCCTGATACCTTGCAAAGCGGCGATTTCTACATGAAACGTGATCTAGCCTTGCATCTCAAATCCTAAATAGTGTTTGCGTATGTACCCCCGATGCCAGACTTTCTTTACCCCCTGAATGGCTAGCCACTCAAGAAGATATTGATACGCCCTACGCCCATAAAGCACCGGTGACTTTTCAATCATCTTCTGTGTAAAGCCAACGCCACACAGTAACCCTCGCGGTGTTCCACCATACGGATTATAGTCCGACTGGATAAATGTCACAAACACATAACCACAATAATGTCTCCTAAACAAAATGGCTAATTGTTCATAAGGCATTCCATAAGCATCCAGGTCGATAATATCAAACCGTTCTAAATCCAGTGACTCCAAATAAACACAGTTGTCACCCCAAAGCCCGAAAACCGTACCGAGATCCATGTCCACAGGTAGAACCCGGATTTCCCTACCGCTGATCTTCTTGACGGCATTCCAAACAATGCCCTGGCCAGCATAAGCATCCAATACAGATAACGGCGACTGTTCTGGAAGATGATTTGCCCGAAGAGCAACCTTATCAGCCAAGTAAGTGCTGGCTACCTTAGTTACTCCCATAGTCAACCTCAGAACCTGGAATTGCCGCCAATACCTCGCACAACGATCGCGCATTAATAGCTTCATCCAAGGGAATAGACACCAAAATGCGCATCATTTCTCGTGATTCTAATGGTACAACCGTTTCGCGGAGCCGCGGATTCTCGTAATCCAGACCGAGCAGCTCATCTTCCTCAAATCCCCAGTCCAGCAGGTCATCCAAGTCAAATTCATTGGCCAACACGTCAAAGTCAAATTCTCCTAAATTCCGGTTGAGTCTGATTCCGAGCTCTTCCGCTTCCTTCTCCGTCAACTCTCGTGAAGGAATCCGCACATCGACCAGCGCATCATGCCCATAGCATTCCATCAATAGCATGATGCGCTTACGCTGGTGGCCACCGATTATCTGGTCGTTGGCATTGACCACCAATGGATCAGCCAGTCCAAACCGGGCGATGCTGCGCTTTATCTCCTCAGCATCATGGTCCGATAACTGGCGCGGATTCTTGGGCCATTCAGCCAGGTCAGACAATTTGCGCTGCTCAGTATGCCATTCAATATCAGCCGCCATCTATCACCTTCGAAAACACTCTGATATACCCTTTGCTATAACGGGCCTGCCTGGTGGCCAGTTCACCGCGTTCAACCGCCAGCATGAGGTACCGCCGCGCTGTGGACAATTTCACTTCCTGGCCGTCGGCACTCATCCACGTGATCCATTCCTGTATTGTAAACTCATCGTCACGCTGAAGCGCTGGCGGCGAGGTCAGTTCCAGTATCTCGGCTATCGCGTCCGGCCTCATAGCTCTTCCTCCAGCCTGAGATCCGTACGCTCCACCAGCGGTATGATCTCTACTAATCGGTCCCCCTCCATTATGTAGACTACCATGCCATTGTCCACGAACGCCTCCGATCCGGTCACATTCCGGGCGTAGGCTGTCATGCCGCACTGGGCCGGGACCAGGACGATGTCCGATTCGTAGTCTATCCCTTGCCAGCGCATGGAGAACGTCTCCTTCGTATGCACGTGGAAATGGTGCCTCGCATATACCCGCGCAGGGTCGACGCCGTTCCGTAGGTCCGACATCATTCTCGATCTCAGGTACAGCCGCGCCGCGTTGCCCTCGGTCCAATCCCTTATCCCCCTGCTCGGTCCTTTGTGCGCGACGTCAAACCACACACCCGCCAAAAGCCTGGCGTGCCAGCAGATCGCGATGTCCTTTCCCGTCGTCTCCCGCAGGAGCTTCGCCGTCTCAATCTCGATGGTTCCGCCTGCAGTGTGGGCCGGGGTGCCCTGGAGCATCCTGATCTTCCTGACATTGGACAATGAAAGCAGTGGCTCCAATGCCGCCGCGGCGCACCGGGCCTGATTCATGATCGTCGTCGCAAAGCAATTCCGGACGTGCTGATCCCCGTGGCCGAGATCGCCGCCGATCAGCACGTCCAGCCTCATGCCCTTCGTGATCTTCCCGATCTCCTTCACGTGGCGCCGGTACAGCGCCCACAGGTCCTCCTGCGTCGGACCCAGCTCGTGCGTCCACCACTCGTCTTCACCGTCATCGCCCATTCGCAGCAGTTTCGTGTCAGGATTCAGGAGGCCAAGCCGGTGACCGGAGTGGAGATCAGCGAGATTGACCACCGCCCTCGATCGTTTCAAGAATCTTGGCATAGCGCCCCGTCCTCGATGATCCGCGCTTCCAGCTCCTCTTTTTCCCGCTCCAGTTCCGTCACCCGTCGGCGCAGTTGCCGGTTCTCCGCCTGCAGCTTGTCCACCTGGCAGCGAAGTTCTTCAATGGTCACTCGATCCTTCTCCTGCTCGTGCTCCACCGCGGTCTGTCGTTTGCGCAGCCGCCCATTCTCATCCTGCAGCGCCACGATCGTGACCGCCAGTGCGGACACTTGCGCCGAGCTGGCCGCTGTCCGGGCCGCAATCTTCGCCACGTCCGCTTCCCGACGGGCAATGCTTGCCCGATACAACGATACGCCAGCGGCGGCCAGGCCGCCCAACGCTACGATGAGAGATGCTATGCTGGCAATATCCATGGCTTACAGCTCCTTGCTGCTTTTTTCGGCGCGGTTGAAAATCGTATGGATCAGGTTCGATCCGCCGCCAACCAGGAAACCTGACAGGATGATGCCGGGCCAGCCAGGCAGCCAGCCGGGGAACAGCTCGAACAAGTTAATCTGCCCGAGAGACGTGATCACCAATCCTGTGAGCAACGCCACATAGCGGAGCCACATCGTGTCAATGCTGAATTTCTCAAAGGGCGGGTTGACAAACAGCTCTATGAGCCGTTCATTGACGACCGCGAGGAAAATTGCGAAGATGAGGGTCCCCGCAACAACTACAGCAACGATCTCGCCTTCCATAGTACCTCCCTGAAAGGCGATGCGCCGCGCCGAATGCATCCTATCACATACGGAACCGCCTGTCAAATCGCGAAGATCGCGGAATCCGACATCAGCCAATGTTAAAGTTTTTGCGACTTTCCCGAAAACGCTTGACATTTCGGAAATAGTATGGTATAATTCAGCCATGAAGAGGAGGGAATGATGGTTGAAAAACATACAGTCCTATTCACAAAGGGGAAATACGGCACCCCGGTGGGCGTGACCGTACTCACCTATCCTGACGGTTCACTTGTTACCACGGCGGAAGACGAACACCTGACAGAGTTGCAATTTTGCAATGCCGTATGCGATGCTTATCCCGACTATGAAGTGGTATCCGAAGGCCACGACGGCAGGATTTGGCAGGCCAGGGGAGTAAGATGATGAAGAAATTACGACGCAAGGGGATGACTTTGATTGATAAACTGGTCAAAGATCCAAACTATATCCACCGACTCGGCAAGAGTCACCGGGCGCCGTGCCTGGGCTGTGGCCGTCCGGTCTGGACCGATCGCTGCCGGACATGCCGCAAACGGCTTCTGCACAAATTGCAGAAGCGTCAAGCGCGATTAAATAAAAGAAGAAAACCGTGAATGATCTGATTGTCAACTTTACGCCGACCGGCATGATCCCGACAAAGGAAATGACACCGCACGTGCCCATCTCCCCGCAGGAGATCATCGAGGACGTCCACGAGGCATGGGGGATCGGGATCACGATGGTCCACCTCCACGCCAGAACCGAGGATGGTCGCTCCACTTATCTGCCTGCTCTCTACGAGCAAATCATCGCAGGCATCCGCCAGTTCTCAAAGAGTCTTGTAATCTGCGTCTCGCTGAGCGGACGTACATTCCACGAATTCCACCAGCGGGCCGCACCACTCCAACTGGACGGCGGCGTGAAGCCCGACCTGGGCAGCCTCACCTTGTCGTCGGTGAACTTCAATCAGGAAGCCAGCGTCAACTCACCGGGCATGATCAAGGCGCTGGCGGCGGAGATGCAGAAACGCGGAATCCTGCCGGAGCTGGAGGCATTCGACGTCGGGATGATAAATTATGCCAAATACCTCGCCAGGAAAGGACTGATCCGGGGACCGCATTACTTCAACCTCATTCTTGGAAATGTCGCGTGCGCCCAAGCCGACCTGCTGCACACAGGCCTGATGGTCCGGGAACTGCCGCCGGATTCGTATTGGAGCATGGGCGGGGTCGGGGACAGCCAGCTTCCGATGAACGCCGTGGCGATAGCGATGGGCGGAGGGGTCAGGGTCGGGCTAGAAGATAACATTTGGTACGACCAGGGACGGACCAAACTCGCCCGGAATGCCGACCTGGTGCGCCGGGTCCATAAGCTGGCAGAGACCGTCAATAGGGACGTCATGCGCCCGAGCCAGCTCCGATTCCTGCTTGGCATTCCGCAGGAGGTCAAAGTTGCAAATATTGCAACTTTGACCGGAGGCCGAAGATGTTGAAAATGCTGCTCGCGCTATTGCTGCTTGCCCCGTCAGGATCGTGGCTATTCGTCGACGATTTGCAGGCATACCGCCAAGGCGACACCGTGGCCATATCCTGGCACGTGACCGAGTTCGAGGTCATCGACTCCTGTCGCCTACTGCGGAACAGGAAACCGGTCGCGGAATTCGAGGGCACGGGCGACTTCACTTATTTGGATGATTGCCAGGGAGAATGCCGGTACCAAGTCCGGGTCACTATCCTGGGCGACGAACTGGAACCGACTGAACCAGTGCTGGCCTTGTGGCGGGTCTTCGTGCCGTTCGTGTCCAAATACCGCCACTAAGGCCCGTCAGGATTAGGGGGTCTTTTGTCAGATTCATGTCAACTTCCCGTCAAGATATGTCCTACTTTTGTGGTATAATGGGGTCAGAAAGCAAAAGAAAGACTTAACAACCAAAGAGCAGAAGCCAAACTAGAAACAGGGGGGCTGGCACCCAAGGGGAGAGAACCCGAGGACAAGGCCCACCACAACCAGAAGGCAGAAGCTGATAAGAGGGTCGGCGGGTAATAGCCCGTCCTGATGAGTCGAAAACGACGAAACCCACAAAGGAGAGAGACGATGAATTGCGACAAATGCGGACAGGAATTCACAGAAAATGACGACGCACTCCATAACTGGAAAGAATCCTACGGTAGCACTACCCACGTCGCTTGCCCAGGCGACACATGCACAATCTGCAAAAAGCCCATCACATTCGAGGACAGCGAGTCCACGATTTTCGTCGGATATCGCAAGCACAAAACCTGCCGCATGGGCAAGATTAGCCTCAGCAAGTCGCCGCCAGCAGATCCCAGCTCTTGGATTCTGAGAAGCTGAATAGCAACACACAAGGCTTCGGCCTTGTCACCTGGAACTAGGGCAATGGCTTCGGCCACGCTTGGGATCGAAGACGGGGAGGATCCCCCTGAAGTATCCCTCGCTACGAGCCTGCACAACCCTGGTTCCAGATGGCAGCGCCGAACGGTGCTAGAATGAATGAGAGGAGAGAGAGATGATTGCCAGGGGCGAGACAGTGGAAACCTACAACGGAATAGAATTGTTCGAGGCGACAGACGACTACGGAATCAGCGGTGTCGGATACCGCCACACGAGCGGCGCATTTGAGGGGCCGTTCTGCTCAGTATCCTGGGCGCAGAGGAGCATCGACAGCTACTACCCACGGCCGAAGGCGAAACCGGCGCCCCGAACCTACGTCATAGCAGATTGCGGCCACGAAGTCCCCGAGGGCATGATCATGAGCAGCTCACACGGAACCTGCTGCCCGGAGTGCTATGATAGGATGAGCCTCTAACAATTGAATCGCCCCGCCGATGGCCTTGTAATCGGCAGAGGAGAATCATCATGACCGACCAATACTTCACTTGCGTCGTATGCGGCGCCGTGTGCCAGGGCTACAACGCAGCACACTGGTACCGCAGGTGGCACGAGGCTGATTGTACCGGCCTTGATGCTGACGTCGTAAGATTCTCTCCCGACGAGGATGATCCCTACAATGTAAGGCGCCTCAACCGGTTGGCGAATCGTCTCACGGCCAATCTGGCCGAAAACGTGACAGCGACAGAACTCGTGGATGCTGCTCTTGCAAACGACACCCCGCCCTGGTTCATCGCTGCCGATCGGGATTTCCTGATCCACCTGGTAGAGGAAATACGATGATCCGCAGAAAAACGACAACTGAATAGACCACCCGACCCAGCGGGTTTGGGGACGAGGGCTCTGGGATCGCCCTCTCCCCTGCGGTTCGTCGGTAAAAGTCCGACGCTGAGGTGCTTTGAGCGAAACCGCGAAAGGAGAGAGCGATGAAGAAACTAGATACAACCTCCAAGCTATTCACAAAAGAACAGGCGGAAAAAATAGCCAAAGAAATGAATGCCACTGATGATTGGACCTATCGCCCAATACATGATCCCAAGGGCACCGGCTACTCCTTCATCGAGGTCTACGATGAGAATGGCGAATTCGTGAGCAAGCTCTAAAACTGAAAGGAGAAGGTAAAATGGATCATCTAGCAAAAGCAAAGGGCCTACTGCATGAATGTGAGGCCAAAGACATCACGCAAGAGGAATTGGCCAGGCTAATGTATGCCGTATTCCATGAGATTATTGCCGACGCACAAGATTATTCCAAGTGCCACCACGGAAATTTGCATGGCCGTTGCCTGCGCTGCCCAGAACCAGACCTACGATATATGGCATAAATCTTCACCGCGCCCCGTCGGTGGCCTCGTTACCGGCAAGGAGAAACGAGATGAAACCGAATTGTAGTGAGCACCCGAATACAGAACAGGAGCAGATAGGACCCGGCGTCTGGAGCTGCCCCAGATGTGGGGAATTGAGCATGACCACCAAGGTTATAGAAAGCCGCCTGGAGCGAGGGTTATCCGTCCCGCCAAAGTATCGGAGGACGAAATGAAATGCTTCGGTTGCGGCAAGTTTCCCAGGCGGCTGATCCGCTGCTGGATTGTTGAGATCCTGGAGTTCGCCAACTTGTGCGAGGATTGCCTGCCGAAGTTCCGGCCTGGGCCGGAGTCGCCGCCGTATGAAGGACTTGGAGGGAAATGATGAGCACAACAACGATGATGACCGCGAAAGGTCAGTACGAGTCACTGGTACAGATCACAGTTACCATATTCCATGACGGACATCTGTTTGCCACTGCGGAAGACGAACATTTGAACAAGTCACAATTTACCCGCGCCGTGCGGAAGGAGTATCCAGATTTTGACATCACGAACTGCTACCGTGATAGTGGGTTCTGGTGTGCTGGAGGAAACAAAATCTGCTAGATGCCCGAAACCTGGGATGGCTTCTCTACACCATCTCAGGTTATCAGGCTGAACAAGTCACACGCAAAGGAGAACAGTAATGAGAATGAATGCAGCAGAAAAACGAATCGCATCCAGGTGGATACCGAACGGGAGCACGGAATTACAAGCTCCTGAGATAGACGCAGTAGTCTATCTCTACGACATGCCCGATGGCAGAGCTTGCGCCGTGGCTTACAGCGGAACCGCAGGGAAGCATAAGTTCAACAATGCCTATCGCAGCGAAGAAAGCCGTCTGAGGTGCGTCAATGAATGGCGGGCAAGTATGGCGAAACACCTGAACTGGAAGGTTGAGCACAAGACCCTGTGGGACGTGTACTACTGGCGCAACGAGCTCCGGGCGAGAGTCCCGGTGAGGAGGGGATAATGCAACACACATTTTGGACAGATGGAAAGTGCGGAACGGCAGTAGCATTCGACATTGTCATCTACCCGAATGGGACGCTGGTTATCTCTGCCGAGGACGAACATTTTACTGAATATGGGTTCCTCAACGCCGCGCAGAAGAAACACCCCGACTACAAGATCGTCGCCCTGGGTAGCAGGGATGGATTCTGGTACGCGAGGGGAGGAAAAGTCAAGTAGCATCCGAAACCTGGGATGGAATCTCTACACCGTCCCAGGTCGTCGGGCTGAACGAAAGGAAAATGGAAATGAGAATGAATGCAGCAGAAAAACGAGTCGCGTCCCGGTGGGTGCCAAAAGGGAGCACGGAATTACAAGCTCCCGAAATCAATGCTGTAGTATACCTGTACGATGCACGGAATGGCAACCCTTGTGCCGTGATGTATAGTGGCACTAAGGGCAAGTCAGACTCCCACGTTGAATACCATACTGCAGAGGCCCGGCTGAAAGCTGTCAACGAGTGGCGCAAAAGCATGGCCGAGCACCTGAAGTGGAAGGCCGAACACAAAGCCCAGCGGAACAAGCCCCACGACCTGCCAAACGGAACGATCTTCCTGTTTACCTGGGGCTATGACCAGACCAACCTCAACTTCTACCAGGTGGTCAATTCTACCGCCCACACCGTCAATGTCCGGGAGATTGCCCAAAAGAACATCCCTGACGGCTCTGGACTTCCGAAGAGGATGCCCGGAAGCATCGGTGGGTATGGAAGCATGTCAGATCACCGGGTAGCAGTCAAGGACGAATTCATCGGCGACGAAATCAGGAAGAAGATCCAGTTCAGCGGCGACAAGCCTTACCTCAGCATGGCATCCTACGGCTGGTGCGGGATATGGGACGGGACACCGCACTACTGTTCGTGGTATCATTAAGATGCCGCCCATACGAACGACCGTCTATCTCGACCAGAATGCCCGGAATCAGCTCGGGTGGATCAAGACCAATTCCAACCTACCCGGCACCAGCGCCGCCTGCAGAGTCGGCCTGACCCTGCTCGAAGCCGTGCTGAAAGGCGAGAGCATGATCCAGGCCATCGACAGCGAAAATGTGAAATGAAAGGAAAACCATGAACCGCGATGAATACCAGGCCAAGAAAGAGGCGCGCATCAAGCGCCTACGTAGGGCCGCAGACAATGCGGACCGGGAATCGAGATCGCGTTTAGATGCCGCTGACAAGGCTGCGTCAGCTATCCCATTCGGTCAACCAATCCTGGTTGGTCATCATTCCGAAGGTAAGGACCGCCGCTACCGCGAACGCATCCAGACCAATATAAGGAAGGGGCTGGATGCCCAGGGCAAAGCTACTGATCTACGTCGCCGTGCCGACGCTGCCGAGAATAATAGGACCATCTTCTCCGATGACCCCGACGCTACTGAAAAGCTGGAGGCCAGGGTTGTTCGCTTGGAACAACGACAGGAGATGATGAAAAAGGCCAATCGCCTAGTCCGCAAAGAGGACCGAGACGAGCTCGCGGAAATGGGGTTCAGTGAAACGGTGATCACCGGACTCTTGACACCCGACCTCTGCGGCAGGGTCGGGTTCCCCAGCTACATGCTAACAAACAATAACGCCAACATCCGCCGTATGAAGAAACGCATCGCCCATATCGCCGCCCATGCTGATGACGAAACCACCGAAATTGAGATCGGCCCCGTCCGGATCGTGGATGATGTGGACGCCAACCGCCTGCAAATCTTCTTCCCCGACAAGCCCGCCACCGAAATTCGCACAGCCCTCAAGCGGGCAGGCTTCCGCTGGGCACCCTCAATCGGAGCGTGGCAGCGCCACCGTGGCAACCAGGCCAACTATGAAAGCCGCCGTATCGTCGAGAAGTTCTACTCAGACTTGTAGACCGAGCCCCGCCAATGACGGCGGGGCTTTTTCGCGTTTGAATGTTAAAGTTTTCGCGACTTTGTGAAAAACGCTTGACAAATGCCAGAAAGTATGCTATAATTCAATTGTGAGTCGGGAGATGCCCGACCTGAAGACCTTCAGGAAAGGAAGGCAAACATGAAATTAAACAAATGGCAGCAAGCAGTAATTGATAATCTTGTCAGCGGCCCGCAGGTCGTGGAAGCCTGCCCTGGATCGGGCAAGACAAAGACCACCGAGGTGTTGGTCCCCGCGCTTCTGGAAAATGGGGTGGATCCACTCAAGCTCTTGGTAGTCACCTTCTCGAACAAAGCCGCCAGCGAGTCGCGCCGCAGGATAGCGGCGGCGCTTTTCCCCAGCGCCAGCGATGAGGAGCTGGCCTTCTACGAGAATCCCAAGAATGCCAATGCCCAAGATGCCTTGAAAAAAGCGAAGGGCTGGCACTCCGATAGCGAAGTTGATGCCTGGGTGAAGGAAGATCCGATTCGCGAGATGATCGTGAACCATTTCTCTACGATCCACGCACTGAGCCTGCGATCACTCAAGTGGCTGGGTTACGATTTCAAAGTCATGGCCCCCAATGGCAATCATAACCGGCTCTGGTGGGACGCCCAGGCGCTCGTCAAGGACGGCGTGAAGGAATTGGACTGGGACGTCAGCCACAAATCTGTGCAGTGGTGGTTCGGGGCCGCGATCAATAGCCTAGTCGAGCCGCACGACGCTGAGCAATGGTTTGCGGACCAGCTCGCGGTCAGGGGTGGGCCGGTATGGGACGCCCCGAAGCTCGCAGAGCTGTACAAGAGATACCGCGCGTTCTGCAAGCGACACCAGGCGCTCGATTTCAACATGATGCAGGCCAATCTGGTCCAGCTCCTGCGGCAATCCAGCCGGGTCAGGGAAAAGGTCGCGGGCCGGTTCGACGTGCTGGTGGTCGACGAGGCACAAGACACTTCCCCGATTCAGTGCGAGATACTCTGGACAATGGCCGCCCGGAC